GGCATCGTGTAATTTAACTTCTACATCTTTAAGTGTGTAGTCGCCATGTTCTGCTGTCATTCCAGGATTATAATAGAAAAACGCAGACCTGTCGACCTGCGTTTTGCCTATTTGAAATTGTTTATTTCTTAAAGGCTGGTTCTAGATAAAAGATATGGTCGTCAATTTTAGCAACAAGGGTAAGTTTACTTGCCCAGGGTGGGTTAACATAAGTGGCATGATAGTGGTCGGCACCATTTGTAAAATCATGTATACCACCCGCAAACAATGCAGTTGATAACCTTACCGCTTCTCGGTATGCTTCATCTTCTATAGGAGCATCAGACTTGCCGTCTAGTGTCCACGAAAATTGTGCTACCCATTTGCCACGGTACTTACTCCAACGCTTCTGCCATACAACTTCGCATACAGAGTTAGGAAAGTTCTTACTGTTTACACGGTTGAGTGTAACTAGCCCGACTGCCAGGCGTCCTTGCAAGTCTTGGTCACGAGATTCAAAATACAAGTTCCTGGCCATACAACGAACTTCTCTCTTGTAATGTTTGTGTATGCTTGCAGGTATAGTGCTTCCCGGATATTCAGCTTTAGTAAATTCAAAGTCCTTAACAGGATATGGTGCTATTGCAATAGGAACTTCTGCTGGTGTGTCATTTTTCCCAGCGCCAAGCGTCATTCCAATAACCAACCCAATTCCAACAACCGCTATAGCGATTACTTTGAATTTTGTTGCTAATAGATTCTTATAATCATGTTTAAGCATACAACACTTCACCTCTGATTTTGTTTAGCCGATTACCCAAGATAGTGGATCGGAACCATCTACGTAGTTCCTTAGGTCCTCAATGAGTTGATCCATTAATGTTTGCGCTTCGTTTAAGCTAGTGCCACCGTTTGGTCCTGCAATCGTTTGGAACTTCTCTCTTGCTTCACCTTCCATGTACTTACAATTGGCATAGGTAAAGTCTTTGATCCATTGTGATATCTGTAACTCTGTCAGGAGTTGGATCTCAGGTTTCATATTATAGGTCCATAATAGCACAGTTTCGCCAGAAGATGTAATATTTCGGACTAACTTAATGCGCTTGGTACTTGGATTAAATGTAAAGTTCATATAACCAACATTCTTGCAGCAAGTTCTAGCTTCTGGGTGTATAGTTCCCAAGTTGCTAAGCCGCCGCTGCCACCTAAGTTCAAGATGTATGTATTGATAACTGCTGATGAGAATGGATCAAATGCAGAGTCGCCGCCGATTGATCCAAATGTTCTGCGGAACACTTGACGAACTTCTGTTACCTCTTGCGGTAACGTATATTCATCTGTGTTTTCTTCTAGGTCTAACCAAACATAAGCTTCTTCGTATGCGTTTTGGGCTCTTTGCCTGTACGTACCAACTGCCCGTTTGTATGCTGTTTCGTAATGGATAGGATCCAAAGATAGATCTATCATACCGTCGCCAAGTAAGGCGCCAGCGTAGTCGAATACTTCTTGTTTCATGTCTTCTAAGTTAGCCATATTACTATTTATCTATTGAGACTCTTAGATCGTGCTGCCCGGAAAGCATTAACCTCAACAGGCCTAGGCTTTGGGTCTTGTTCAGACTTTAAACGCTGCATTATAAGCATTCTTTCTTTTTCGTGGCCATAAAATAATACCAAGTTTGATCTTGCCCACTCGCGTCTATGTGAATTATTAGGGTACATCTCCATAGCAATGTCGTCAAAGTAATGACTAACACTGCCAATTCGATTACGTGCGGCAGCTTCTGCGATTATTTTAAATGTTTTTAATGCTTGCATATTAGTCTAGGGCTTTGTCAATATCTACAGGCTTTATACATCCGGCAAAGATTGCGCCTTCTGAACTGCTGATAATCAATTCCATACAATTTTGTGGCGCGCCATGCTTAATAATTGTAATAACCGAATCTGCTAAATCAAAAATTGCTAAGCCTGCAGGGTTATTTCTTGGTCTATATAACAATGCGACATCCTTTCCGAACGGATCGTCGTACTTATATAACTCAACCGCAGTCCCTAGCAAGGCATCATCGTTTGCGAATGTTATTAACGGAAATAATAAAATGCAATATACAATTATTCGTTTCATACTATTCCTGTTCTACTGTCGCATGTAATGGGAAGCCTTCGGACTGTGCATGTTCGTTCATCATTTGTGCTTTAGTTTCAGCCACGTCCTTTGTATACGTACCGCCAAGTCCTTTTCCTTTTGTGTGTACGTCCTTTGTAGTACGGTTAGCTTGATCTTCTGTTTGACCGAAGTGCTTGATTATAGTCTCAACCACAAATGGCCACTCAGTAAAATCATCGTTCATTATAAACACGCTGTACATCTTAGGAGGCTCAGCCTTTTGCTTGCTGGTTTGTTTCTCTTTGTCTAGTACATGATCTTCCATTACAAGTCTCCGCCAATTGTAATATCGTGTGTGTTAGCAACTATACATCCCCAACCATCTAGGTATGACACGGCTGAGTCTGGATCGTTAGTTTTACTTAGTATCTCGGTTGCTTCCTTTGCAATTTCTCTTGCAATTTTCTTTGACATGCCTAATGGAGCAATCATAATCATTGCAGTACTGGCCACATCAAAGTCACCGTATGTTTGTATATTAAATACTATCATTATCTTCCTCCTCCGAGGCTGCGTTTTGGTGGGGGTGCTGGGGGTGGCGGGGGTCGCTGGTGTGGATAGGTGCGTGGTGCTGTTGCGTTTTGGGCAGGAGCGGGATCTTTCTTCTCAGGACCGCCGGTCTTAATTGTCATCCATACAAATTCTTTTTCAAATTTAACTTTGTTGTTGGAAAATATAACCATTAAAGTGAGAGCCATTAATGAAACAATAGCAACTGCTACCCATTTCTCATTGATCGCCAAATCAGTAATAAGATTACATGCAATTGCGAATCCCCACCCAGTCCAGAATGCTACAGAGAACCTACGTCCGGGTGTCATGTTAAATTTAAAACTAGGCATTTTCATACTTCATTTTCCTCGTTAACAAATCCCATCCTTTCAATTACTAATTCGCGTTCGCGTTCCTCTGCCATCATCTCGGCGCACCGTTTAGGCATACCAATGGAACCAACCATCGCGCCACAGTGATCGCAGCGATAGCCACATGCGCTACCATAATCCCAGCGTGGTATCTCACCGCAAGGTAACTTCTCGCTGAATTCTGGTACTGGCGTTCCGTCAAATGCTTCAGGCATGTTACTCTCCTAGCCCCAGACTAAATCATCTGGGTTAGTTGATTGTACAGTTCTGCCGCGGCAGTACAAGACGAACACCGTGCTATCAGTTACGCGAATGATAACCCCCTGCTCAGCGTCTGCGTGACTGGCATTACCGTTTGCATGACCCGGTACATAAGTCACTGGGTCAAGGTAATGAACATCTATATCTATCTCTCTACCTTCAATTTCCATTAAGCGTATTCCTCAAGGGCTTCGTCGATTGCTGCTGCCCATATTTCGTTTTCTTTGTCAGTTAATTCGAAACCTAACTCAAGTAATCGAGCCCTGTATTTAATTAATGCTTGAGGATTGTATTCCTCAAATTCTTCTAACGTAAACGGACTAAGGTCTAGTTTAAAATCAAACAAATTACGTTTGTCTGGATCAACTAATTCTTCCATAAGTTCATCGAAGCTTTGTGTTAATGGGAGATACGGATCACCGCCTGCATCTGCAATCTTAAACGAATCCCGTGTCATTACACCTGGCACTTTCCCTGCATCGTAAAACTCTTTAAAAATGCTTACATTGCTATCGGGATCATTAATACCGTGTGGTAAGTCCATCGATATGCTTGCGGCACATAACGAATCAAAAGATGTATAGCCTTGCATAGAAAGGATTACGTTGTTAACCATGTCAACAACAACCAATCCATACCCACATGGTGCAAGTCCTTCAGACGGGAAATAACAATCTGTCATAGGATATTCATACACACCCGTCTCTTTATTTTGCTCGTAGTCTTCTTTCATGCCCAACCACTCTTTGAGATATTCGTCAACGTGGGCCATGTCATGTGTGATCATCTTTCTGTTGCCGATTCCCCATGGCATGGAGTTAGTCCAACGATCCATGCGGTACTCGGTACCATCTGGTTTACGCAAAGTGACTGCTACTGTTCCACCCATATTATTTCTCCACTTAGTCTTTTAACTGTTCAAGAAGTGTTGCTGCATCGTGTTTCTTCTTCTGCCATTCAGCAATCTCATCATCAATTTCGCTTTCCTGATACGTATCGTCGGCTTCAAAATTCAAAGAGCTGATTGCTTCGTCAATTGCTTCGTTCTTAGTCATCATAACTTACTCTCCAGTTCTTTAAGCATGGGTTCGTGTGCTTGTTCGCAGTACTCTTCGAAAACCATTTCATTCAGGCCCCATACTACTTCAGCTGGAGCGTCAGATCCCCAAGAAAATAACAGGGTTTTAACTGCGTCCATAAATTTCTTTTTGTCTTTCATTTTAGAATACTCCTGGAAACATTGATTTAAGTTTCTTCTCAGCGTCTTTGTTTGCTTGCAAGTCACACATATCAGCACAGAACATACCGTAATGGTTTGACACACTAATTGGCTTGCCCGACTGCTTACATGTCATTGACAGATCAATCCCACCATTTTTAGTTTGTGTTGATGATTTATCTATTTCGCACATATTACACCTCTCTGAAGTTCAATATAGTAAGGCTGGCAGCGTCGAGCTTATGCAGGTCAATGTATTCTTTTGTTAGCCGATCAGTTAACATTTCTAGCTCAATTTGTTTACGCGGAATGCTTGTGCCTGACAGGATTATGTTATCGTATCCAGTATCGTATGTTTGCTTTAAGCGAGCTGTATAATGAAAACTTATAAACATAGAGTTTGGCATTTATCTCTCCGGTAATACAATAAGAGTGTTAACTGGGTAATAATCTGGCCCTAGCATGTCGGGATATTCTTCAGCATTTAAGTCCCTTATTTCTTGCCATCTAGTTCCGTCTCCGAGCTCTCGTACTGCAATTCCTACAATGCTTTCTCCTGCCCTAGTTATATGCGTTTGCATCTTACCACACCTTTAATATAATAACTTCTCGAACGCCTTCCGGGTGTTAGGTTTACTTGCTGCTAGTAGCGCCGCAAGCTGTTCCTTAGGTTTGCGTATTGTCTTCTGTACAGACTTGCTTTTATCAAATCCGTCAATTGTATTATTCTTAACGGAAAGTGCTCCGGCGTACTCGTCTGCAATGAAATACATTAGCTTGCGCTTCTTAACATCGAATGCAAACATCTCCTTGGCTCCAACAATCTTTGCTGGCTTAAGGCTTGTAAGGTTAAATTCTTTATGCTCGCGCATGAACTTCAGTTTACGTGCAAGTTCAACAGGAGTCTTAACCTTACGCTTGCGCGCCTTTTTAGTCGACTTCTTAAATGCTACGTAACCGTGGTAATCTGTAATAACAAGTTCAGTGAACTTTATAAGGTTACGGAGTTGAAGCTTAGTAAACTGACTGTAGCCTTCCTTAAGGTCTTTGTCTTTGCCTAAGTGCGCTGCTTTAAATTCT